GGATTACATTGATATAAAAATCATTCATTTAATAATTATATCACAAATCATTCGTTAAGTAAAGTCTTTGGACTCACTTTAGGCACTACAATGCCTGACCCGAACATTTGATTATAATTATTTACTATGTCTAGAGCTGGTTCAGATATTATTAGAATCCAATCAGTAGGGATTGTAAACTCTTTATCATCACTAAAGGGTAGCCATGGCGCCAAAGCCATTTGCATTTGTTGCCCTTGTCCACCCATCGGTACCAGCATTGCTGGTAACTTTACTCTAGTGTATTCTATATTTTCTTCTTTAACATCTGTTACAATATCTTCACCAGACTTCAATCTCAATAATTTTACTGCCATAATATATTACTCCTCACGTTTTTTGCCAATATTATATTTTGTCTCCAACAACCAGTCATCTTTTTCTCTATAAGATAAAACTTTTATTTGTGATAACGGAGCCTTCTGCTCATTGTTACCTATAATCTTTATCAAATCCCAATCTTCCAATAACCCTGCAATAGTATTTCGTCGTTCTAAATCATTAATAGATATGTTCGTTGGTTTGCCATCTAGTGCAAACAACTCTTTAAAATGTACGATAAAATATCTGCCTTGTTTGTGTAGGATGTGACACGATTGATATAACTTTCTCTCCTTGCGAGAGGCAACCCCTATGCGGGATAGTGTTTCACGAACTTTTAAAAAATCATCAGCCTCATTCAACGTCACCTCGAGCATTAAATCTGGAGTCCACTCCAACTCTTCCATGTTTACCACCTCGATTTATTATTCTTTTTATGTGTTCAATTTGTTCATCATCTAGTATGTCAAGTGCTTGTTTGGCTTTCTCATTACTATAACCATAATATTCTTTAACATACTCAAGATTTTTAATCTTACTAGACCTAAGCCACTTACTAAATCTTTTTTTAGGTCGTATACTATTTAGAAAAAACTGAAACTGTAGACGCTTATCGAGGTAATGCATCCGATTCATTTCATTTACATACAAAATACAGTCAGGAAAAGCTGATAATGCTTTGTTTACTATATAAGCTGGGTACTTCTTCTCCCAAAACTCATCTTCCCCCACCATCAAATCTTCTTTCTTATGATTAATAGCGTTCATATAATCTTTTAATTCATACATAATCTTCTCTACTTCTCCACTTCCCTTCATAGATTGTTTGTGGTTCTATTTTACCGACTAACCAATTATGTCTCCAAGGTTTCCACCCTTGCCTTAAATGTTTTATAAAAGCATCGGGATGCGTCCATACTTTTAACCCATCTTCTTGTAATTGAAAAGACCAAAGATGGTCTGAAGCTCGACCATTAGGCCAAGTCATTAATGGATACTTTAAAAAAATTTCTCGATGTGCTATAGACATAGCAAAATTTGCCATCCTGGTTCGTATAACCCCTACTTGATTTTCTACCCATTTCATAGGTAACCATGCCGGATATTCTTCTCTACTAGGCCCCTTTTCATTTTCTAAAATTTCGGGTAGCCTCCCCTGACTTACTGTGCTTATATAACTAAAAGAGCCATCTCGCTCTATATGCATATTCATCCAACCGGTAAACACATCGTACTCTGTCATTTCCCCATACTTTAAAATAGTATCAGCTGCTTGTTTACTTACTACACCATCATCACTCATAACAATGTAATGACTATAATTTGTTTCTTTAATATACTGATTCATTTGAGCCATTACTTGTGGCTCTGTATAGGCTCTAAACCATACTTTAGGAATATCTATATTTTCTTTAAGTGAATTAATAGCCTCATCTATCCGACGAGGTTGCATAATCATTAAAACTGGATCAAAGGCCATGTAACTTTACTAACTCATTATAGCGAGCAGTTTCTTCTATCAAGTCATAATCATCTACATTAAATCTTTCTAACCCATGTTCATTACTTTTCAATCTCTGAACTGGATTACCCACCCACGTTTGTCCTGGATAAATTCTAGCTTTCTTAGGAATAATACTGCCCATACCAATCATTGACCAAGAACCTATCACTTGATACTGATGTACTGAAGCTCCCATACCCAAATTACTATCTCTCATCACATGAACATTACCACCAATCTTTACCCCACAACTTAAAGTTGAACCATCTTCTAACACACAATCATGGGCAATGTAAGCCTTGTTTAATATTATAACACAGTTACCTATTCTCGTCAACCCATCGGTGGTTGCTGCATGAATACTAACATGATCTCTAAATGTACCATCGTCACCTATAATAACTCTACCATCTTTATGCCAATGGCTTGTGTGTTCAGGTCTAGTTCCCACTGTGCAATGGGATTCAAATCTGTTATTATTACCTATAATTAAATGTCCTGTGAGAAAACAAAACGGGCCTATATAATTATCTTCACCCATCTCTACACAATCTTCTATCACTGCTGTTGGATGTATATCATTCATACCCAATGTACTCCTACCCATGGTTCTCCAGGCAGTTCATGTGGTTTGGGCTTACCATGAAAATATACTATACTAGATTCCCTTAATGATACAAACTTTGTTTGTATGTGCATCTTATAACTAGCTATTTCTGGAAACATACTATCTAAACATGGACTATTACCATAATAATTTCGTAACAATACCATTTCTGAAGGATGTCCTTTGTATAAGCACTCTCGCATTAATTTATTTTCATTCGCTACCCACCAAGGCCAAATTTCTGCACAAAATTTTGGAGTAGCCATAGTTACTGCATTACAAATTTTAAAATCTTCATAAGGATCTTTACAAGCTGCCAACTTCTCTGGTTTATAACCAAAAATTCTATCTAAACGACCAGTAATAATAGTATCAAGTCCTAATGTAACTCTATTACCAGCACACAGATCAGGACGATACCACTCCATCAAACTCATCCACCCATACTGGTCTACTGAGCGTTCAAATCTTACTAGTTGAATATTACTTTCTTCAAATTTATAATTTTGGTCACCTAAACATATAAACCCAAAAGGTCCATGATAGTTTCGTGCAATACCTCTATAAAGTTTCTCTACCCACTCCGTAGTATAAATTCCTACATATTGTTTAGTCTGCGGAACCAGGGTATTAAACCCATTGAATAAAGCTGTAACTACTGTTATATCTGGTTCATAATCTTCACGATTCTTCCACATTAGTTTTCCCACCCATGTATTTAGCAGCAGCCACCTTACTTTGTTTTAAAATCCATCTTTCATTAACAAACTCTAACTCTAGTAAAACACTCTCTTCCCAATCTAACTCTTCCATTATATCTTTAGGTAGAATTAATGCATCATCTAACAACATTACTGTTCCCACTAATGGTTGTAAACGATGTACATTACTCATATAATAGAAGTTTTCATTATAGAATTATCATATACTTCTTTACTTATTTCACAACCTAAATATTGTCTGTTCATTTCTTTTGCTACCTGTAATGAGATACCAGAAGCCGCAAAGGGATCTAAAACTTTCTCCCCTTCTGCTGTCAACTTATCTATTATCATACGGCAAAACGGCTCGGGCCACATAAAAGAATTCAATGCTCCTTTTATATTGCCAATTCTCTCTGTATTATATATCAAAATATTTTTCAAGAAATCTCCAGAGCGTTTGATCGTGCCCTTTCTAGTGAATATCACACACTGTTGGTAATTGAAATAATACATATCTCGTTTATCTACCGGTTCATTTTTTACCACTATCTTATAATCTTTCATCTTCATACCACAATCGGATAGTGCATTACTATATGTGATATGATTAGCTAAAATTTCTCCATTGATCTTCCGGTCTGTCTGTGACACCACCACAAACCCATCATCTTTCACCATACGTGCAAACTGTTTCATCACATTAGCCTGAAACTCCTTATAACTCACCGTATCAGTGTTGTAATGTGTTTGGGAAATATCTGGTAGACTACTAAAGATTAAATCTACCGACTTATCTTCCACTTCTTGCATCAAATCTGATGCATCACACCGCAAAAATTGATTCCATTCCATCGAAAAATCTCCTCCCTACACACCAAAATAATACCTTATCCGATACTATATTATTTAACATCCATTTATGAGCCTTGGCTTCATAAAGATCATCTAATTCAAAATCACCCACCCGCTGTATTTCTGATTTAGAATAGGAGTGTGGAAATTGTAATTCGTATTGCATTAACTCATACTCATAAGTTATTTTCTCTTCCCACACTAGCTCTTTATATAGATAGCTGTCTATTAATTTACGTCTATCAGGGCCTACTTGCACACCTATAATTCGTTTAACAGATTTATTATATTTGTGTATACCCTTGAGAATATTTGCAAACTGTATCCCACTACCCACCGGCGCTATCAATACATCTAATTCATCTGGTATATTAGCCACCTGTTGAGCATTAACAAACATCAACTCTTGATGGGTGTGTATATGTTTACTGAAGTCTGGATTATAGTAACCGTTCTTCTGTTGTATCTCTCTAATTCTAGCAGAGATAGCTGTTTTCATTCCATGACCAGCTACAATTCTAATCTCTGCACCGAAATGCTTACACACTCGCATCATTGGTAGTTTATCTAAATTCTCTGGCTTCGTTCCGCCTACTGCAATGATACAAGGGACATTATATTCTTGTGCCACCCTACTAAAAATTGTAGATGATGGTGAATGTACCGATGTAGAAGCTATAATACCTGGTTCTACAGAACAGTTCTTTATAATCTCTATCGTCTGTCTAACTTTACCACCATTGACATCACCATAAGGTGCATAAAGATCATCACGCTTATAATAAATCCCATTGTGTTTTTCAACAGGTGTAATCTCGTAAGTATTCATTAACCGCCCTCTATAGGAGGCATAATAACTATCTCATCACTTTCTGTTATTGGTTGAAACCAGGCATCTGCATACATCGTACCATTAATAGCCACATTACAATTATCCCAACCATGATTAGGAAAACTATTATCTAAAGCACTAAGCAACTGCTTGATATTAGTTGGTCCATATAACTCAACTTCTCTTTTGCCTGTTAAGGTGGCAAATTCACCTGTAAGTTTTATTCTCATTTCTGAAATATAAAAATTGGCTCTCGTTTATGCTCACCCTCTTGAGAAGCCAACTGTAAATACCATGTATCAATATGTTTAAAGTGAATCATCTTAGCTAGCCGTAAAGTTTCATCTTCAAAATTTTTAATACGTGCTGTGTTTGCCACATTCAATAGGAGATGGCCACCAGGCTTCAAGCCATAGTGACATTTATCTATAGTCTCTAATAAAAATCCATTAAGCCATTCATCTCTTGTTGGATATTTTTTAAACGATTGTGTTTCTTCCTCTGAATATTTTTCCCAATCAAAATACGGTGGGGATGTAAAACATAAATCAACTTCACAATAAGGAGGCCAAAAATCTTCACTCCCTACCTTATGTAATTCTATAGTTCTATTTTTATTACCCCAATCTTCTTTAATCTGTTCTAGACCTTCATAGGTTTCTGTGCATGGGTCTGTGCCGATATAGTTTACATCTGCAGCAATCGCACCCAGCAAGCGCCCACCATACCCACAACTCATATCCCAAGTCGTGCCGGCTTTGCCCCCGAACAATGGTGATGCCTTCTCTAAAAACCTATCGTAAATTACAGCTGCCGATGTAGGTCTGAAATTGGAAACTGCCTGTGTACCTGCATAACGTCTAAGTATAGAGCGTATGTCTGATGCAGTTATTTTGTGGTATTCTTTTTGTGACCAAAAAGTACCATCTACTATCTTACTAATACCATGTTTTAAAGATTTTTCATCTTCCCAAACTGATATTGGCGTTTTCATATACCCACACTTAATCTTCCAGTGGTGTGGCATATAACTCCAAGCTAATGCTAACCCATGTGTAGATAGCCCTAAAGTTTTCTTTTGTGGTCGTAACATCTTCGACCGATCAAACTTAATTAGTTTTTCAAACTGAAGCCTGCGCCAGTTATAGTCTGTAGGATAATGAGGAAACCCTTGAGCCTTAAATTTATCATAGACTTCATTGATCGCTTCATCGCTTACTTGAATTGACACTGTGACATTATCTCCGTCAAACAAGCCAATAAATTAATCTCTTGGTCTGCTACAAACGCTGACTTATACTGATACTCTCCCAATACTAAAACTGCATTAGGAATAGAACCGGGTTTCATATAGTCATACATCGTATCATAAACTTTACGAAACACCTTCACCGGATCATTGTCTATATTGTCCACCACCCACTTACGAACATTCTTAAAATCTTTTCCTTTTAAATGGGTCATTAATTCTTTTAAACTAACTTCAGCTATATTTACAAGAATTCCAGTATCAATTGTACCACTGACACTATATCTCTGCAACTCATTCAACACTCTCCTCCAATCAGGAAAATGTTTCATAATAAGTTCTGCAATAACTTTGTCATCAAAGCCAATCTTTTCTTCTTTAAGTATACTCTCAACTCTACCCATAAATTCATGTGCTAGTTGATTCTTATTACCATTAATCTTAAACTCAATGACTGAACACCGAGAATGTAATGGCTCTATGATTCTATTCTTAAAGTTACACGTAAAAATAAACCGGCAGTTCTTATGGAATTCTTCTATGAACCCACGCAATGCCGGTTGTGTTGACTGGGGATTCAAATAGTCAGCCTCATCTAGAATGACCACCTTATATCCACCCTGCAACGATACAGTTGATGCAAATGTTTTAATCTTATTTCTTAATACATCTATACCTGATTCTTCACTACCATTAATCAGAATATAATCTCCATGTAGTTCCTCACACAGAGCTCTTGCTACTGTGGTTTTCCCCACACCTGATCCGCCCGCCAAAAGAAGATTTGGAATCTCCTTCTGTTTAACGAATTCTAAAAATGTATTTTTGATTGATTCAGGAAGAATACAATCAGTTATTTTCTTGGGTCGATATTTCTCCACCCACAGAAATGTTTCCCTCGCCATATTAATGCTCTCTCGATCTACCTTCTGCTTCTTTAATATCATCCTGCTCAAAGTAGCCATGATGGCCACACCAAGGACAATACAATTTCTGGGCTTTCATAACGTGCTCCAGACCTATCGACCACCACCCCTTGCAAACTTCACAAGTGTAGTGATGTAAAACTTCAATACTAGTCACTGGGTTGCTCTAATGCAATCCAATAAGTTATATCTTTATGAGAATTTTTCCAGTTTGATACTAGAGCTTCTGTAGAAACAGAAACATCATAGTCGCCAGGAATCACTTTAAGATTATCTACCTTATAATGAAACTTAAACTCTTGTGTTGTATTTTCACTCAACTCTTGAGTAAATTCATTAGATGTAGTATTCTTTAAATCTGTAGTAGTTATCTTTACTACTGCACCCGGAACTCCACTAAAAACTACATCAGGAAGTTGCATTACAGCTGACGCTTTCAACACACTGCTTAAAATATCACCTGACACCGGAAATGTTACATCACAATCTGGTGCATTAAATGTTTCCGGTGGAGTTGTCAGAATAGACGGATCAGAAAAGAAATATTTGATCTTGGTTCTCCCACTCTTTACAACGAGAAAACTATCATTCTCAAATTCCAATTCTGCATCTTTAGTTAAACTGAACACACCAAGGAATTCATTTAAATCATAGATGCCGAATTCTTTGGGGAACTCCTCACCTATATTAGCCTCACCAAGAATATTCTTCATGGTGGACATCGTCCGAAGTTTACTACCTTCCTTCACCAGAATATTCTGGTTCACCGTAGAAAAATTCTTCAATACATCTAATGTTGCATCACTTAACTTCATCTTCACTCTCCGTATCATGTATATGTAACATGATAATACCATAATGTAAAATCTTCATAAGATCGGCTCTACTCTTTCCGTTCTTACGACCATATCTTTGGGCATACTTTAAAATATTCCCTAAACAAAAACCTTCACCGTGTCCACAATCTTCTATGAACTGTGTGGACTGATACTTACGTTTAGCGTAATGCTGCTCGTAAGTACCGTCTACATACTTCTTGAGATCACTTATGACTTTATCTTCACTAAATGCATAATTTATTTTTGCCATAATATATTATCTCATACTCTGAATCATTTGTCAATAGAAAATGGGGCGGATTTCTCCGCCCCTCAGAGATGATTAATTACTTAATCTTGACTGTACGTGGCTTCTTTTCCTCAGGCACAACGTGCTCAAGGTGAATCAACAACATACCATTTTCCATCTTGGCATCTTTCACTATAACATCATCAGCCAAAGTCCAACTGCGGCTGAACTGACGATAGGAAATACCTTGATGTAAAAACTCTTCCCCGGCCATACGCTTATAACCAGCGTCTTGGTCGCTCTCTTCCTTTTTCAAACTACGAACAGTTAAAGTACCATCCGCAACTTGAACTTCCAGATCATCCTTAGATAAACCAGCCAGAGCCATCTCTATAACATAGTTATAGTCGCCTTCTGTCCGAATGTTGTAAGGTGGGAACCCTCCTGATGTCATGTGATTTTGATTGACCACATAGGTATTCAACCGATCAAAAACTCGGTCAAAGCCAACAGCGTAGGGGGTTAAAAGATTTCGATCAAAGTGATCGAATATACTTGTGAGTGCTTGTGTAGTTACCATTTCAGTATCCTCCTTAAAAATCAAGCAAGGTTAAACGAAAGACCCGTTAGGCATCCTTCATAACTATTTATACAACTAAAATACTAGAATCAAAAACAAAAAGAATAAACCAACGTACATCATTTTTTTGGCATATTTTTCTGCTACTGCGCCTAGTCTTAACACATCCATACGCCCGGAAGCCATATGAATACGAAAAGCCCTTATCAACTCTTCCCGAACTATAACGGGAAGTCGTGGATTCTCTGAAGCTATAAACCATTCATCAAAATCTGGCTTTGATTCTTTCAATTGTTTCTCAGGAAACACCTGTTCAAAAGCTGTATCATATACCTTTCCTACAGGCCATTTCTGAGCCCAACCGACAATAGATAACAGCTCCGTGTCACTCATCTTGTGAAAGACCGGGGATACTGCCGGTAAAAACTTCTGTGCTATATAGTTTGCTATCATGTCTATATAATTATACATCATATTTCACCCAATGTCAAGGGAATATATGTCATTATTGTGTCCTTTTCCTGCGTCTTCCCTGTATCTTTCTATCCTTTCGTGCTTTT